GAATTGATTATATACTCATAAATCCAAAGCATCAGAATTTAGGATATCAAATTTCAGCATTGGATAAAGTGTAAACTTCGAAGGTATCCTACCTCGCCCCTTCTCAGTTATTTCAACAACTACCCTCGCAAACACCTTTCTTAGAATCGTGTTTTTATCGGTCTTATCCTCGCAGTTTTTATAAGCTTCAACAATCGATTTCAGATTACTTTTTACAGACTCCACGTTGATCGTAGTGGGGCTATTTGTATTTACTGTCATTGCTGATTTTTTCATTTCTTCTAACTGAAACGTTTCCTCGTCTATTACGGCTTTTCGCTCATCGAACATTTTTTCGGAGTATTTCCTCTTTTCGTATTGCTCGTATACGAAGTCCAATCTGTCTTTTAATTCTTTCTCTCTTTGCTCGATAAGCCGGAGCATGTCCTCTTGTGACATTAAGCCATCCTTGTGTTTTTTATCTTCAACAATTGAAGCTACTTGGATGCGAAACAACTCATTGTCTATATCAATTAGGTATTTGAGAAAATAGAGTAAATCAGCTTCAACTTCTCGATATTTTACAAACGTGCAGGCAGATGTAGTACACCAAAGGAACTCCTTATGGTACTGAGTTACTTCTCCAGTTACTTTGCTTTTGTAATTCTGAACACTGTAATTTCGAACCATTTTTCGCCCGCAAACTTTGCAAACCGCTATGCTTGCTAGTTCGCAAGGAGAAAATTCCATAGTATTTCTTGGCATAGCCCCAGAATTCATAAGTTTTTCCTGCGCTTTATCCCAGGTAACTATATCAATTATTGCAGGAACTGCATTTCGGACGATGATATGTTCTTCTACTGGACGAGGAACTTGTTTACCCCCAACACGTTGAGTGGTTCTGAACCGCATTGTGCCGATGAATCTCTCATTGTCAATTAATTGCCGTAACTGAGTAGGATGCCATTCTCTTTTTCCTCGTGGCGTAAGTAGGGGAGTATGTTTTTTGATATAGGTAGCTAATGCTCTAAAACTGACATCGCGTCTGCTGCCGTCTGGCATAGGCACGCCATTAACATAATAATCAAAAATTGTACGAATCACTGAGGCTTCTGACTCATTAATCTCAAGTTTACGAGTGTCGCTGTTATAAGTAAATCCGAACGGAGCTGCGCCGGATACCCATTGGCCAGCCAAAGCATTGCTAACACGCCCACCCATCAGACGTTCACTTGTTGTTTCAAATTCCTCTCTTGATAGGAATAACTCAAATCGAATTTGACGCAGATCAGCGGTATTTTTTGGGTCGTATACTTTATAGGGAGTAACTATGAAAATACGTTTCTCTTTAATGAGTTCGTAAATAAGTCCCATGTCTTCATACGATCCGCGGCCCATACGAGAGATTTCCTTGACTGCTATCGCTTGGTATATTCCCTTGCGCAAATCCTCTATGACTCCTTGGAAGACTGGTCTAGCCGATATTTTGTCCCCAGACTTCAATTCTTTTAGCTGGACATATGGAATGGTAAGTGGGGAAAGTACTCGATCCATCAAGTCAGCTTGAGCCTTGAGAGAGTCTTCCCCAGTCTTTTTTTCAAGTTCTTCATCTTGTCTTGATTTGCGCAGGTAATTGATAATATTTTTTACATATTCGTGTAGATTATTGAATGTAACGACCATGGAATGCCTCCCTCTTGAATTTGGTATGTGAGTATATTATATAGTATAGACCAAATATATGAAATTAGTACAAATCAAGAGAAAGTGAACCCAACTCGGGAAATGTTGAACCCCACATGGTCATTTTCCTGTGTTATATTGTAAATGTGAAAGTTTGAGATTAGCGCAGAATGAAAAGCCATCAATTGGGAAAAACAATGACGCTCTATAATCGATTCTAAGGCGCACATTTGTTCGGAGGCTCCTATCCTCAGACAAGCCCCTGAAAATAGCTTCACAGGGCAAATATGAAGGCGACAGCATCAAGATATCACGAACCAGCTTATAGGACACTCTCATTCGAGGGTGTCTTGTCTTATATTCGGACACTCCTCTCCTCCCTAAAAGGCAGTTCATCATACTGACCTATCCGCCAGGGCAAAGGCGGAATAGGAGAACTGCGCCTCCAACCGATCGTGACCTCAGCGGTCGAAACAAGGAAAGGATCGAGGGCGCCGGCCGCTCGCGTCAAGAAGTAGCGGATTACTGTACACTTTAATTTGGAATCGATGAATAAAAGAGGAAAATGTTTCCTGATGTCGAAGTGTTGTAATATAACAAAAAATGGAGGTAGAAAATCATGTCGATAAATTCTTATTTAGACAAATTAGAAGGAACTTCAAAGCGGCATGTTCTTTTGATAGTAACGCCTAAAGAGAAGTATCCGAATCAATATTTGGATGAGACATACTATGAATTAGAAAAATCAATTTTAGAAAAGCCGAGATCCTACATTAGTGTCTACGGGGATGATCCAAATGAAGTAATGCAGTTTGCAGCTTTTAGAGAGTATATAAGACCTGAATTTACTGATAGGTATCTTCTCAGGGAAGATAGAACTAATAAAGTGAAGAGAATGGACGAGAAGGAACTAATTAGTTTCATTGTAGCCAAACATTTTTATGATACAGTGCCTTATGGTGAAAAGAAAGAAGAAGAGGCAATTAAGGATGGCGAGGTGCAGGCAAATCATTTTCTAGAAAAATATCCTTTAAGCCGGTTTGAACATGCATCCGTTGTGCTAGGTAAAGACACCAAGGAAGCAAATGTTCTCATAAAGTTAAATTTTACAAACTTGAGTGACAATTACTATTTTGATTACGTGTATGTGCGTTAATAACTGATGTAACTAAGCACCCATCGGGGTGCTTTTTTTATTGACCAAAATTCTGTACAAGGAGCGATTTAATGAAAAAAATTCTAACTGTAATCTTTGCTGCTGCTCTAATCGCACTTCTTCCAGCCTGCGAAAGTATGGACCGGGCAGTTAAAACATGGAACTCTGAACAAAACGGCGGACTCGAACGCATTATGAAGGTGTACAGCTACCAAGGGCAGCTCCTTGCCACATACGAAGGAAAGTTCGATATCCAGTCGAATAATGACCAGAATGGCGGCACGACCGGCTCCAAGATTCTTTTTGATCTAAATGGAAAACGGCATATCATTTACAACGCAATTGTGATTGTTGATGAGAAATAAAAAGATCGGCCCGAATGAGCCGACCAATGGGTATATGAACCTATTACGCTCGAATTTTAGCACATACAGGGCCTAGTTGCAATTATGCACCTGCACGTTGAAACCAATCATTTAGGGCCCAACTCATAAGCAGGTAAGCTAACAAGCAGCCTGCAGCAATTACAATAAGATTCCGGAGCAAACGCATGGGAAACACCTCGTTCTTTTTATCTTAAAGGCATTATCGGTATTTTGGTCTAAATCTTTTATAAAAAAGGGCTCTTCGGATTTTGTAGTGGAATGATATTTTTTAATTTCAAGTTTCAAACGAGTATTTATTCCTCGGTTGGTACTGACACAACTTTCGTTTGATCAAAGATTTCCTCAACCAGCATCAAATGGAGGTCGTGGGCAAGCTGCTCAGATGGCAGTGAACATTGTGGGCACCACACGGTAAACTTGTTCAATGTGAAGTTCCAGAAAAATCCATCGTTTCTTTCGATTCCGTAGACATAACTTTTCATTTTTTCACCTCAAGAATAATATGCAGCAAATAGAGGATCACTGACAAGAGTTTAGTAGACGGTTCGGAAATAAAAAAAACTAATCAGTTTCCACCACAAAATCCGAATACCCTAAAAAAGAAAACCGCGAGGTTTTCCACCACCTTCAAGGCCATACCTACATAATTCTTTTTACGAAAGAGGTGATACGTCGTGGACGAACCCAGACATATAGATGGCGAGACTGGAGAAATATTGGAACCGGTTCTCGTGCATAAACGATCCAATGAAATCGTACGTGTATTCGATCCTGGTAACAGCAAAAAGAATATCCGTCACGTGAAACTACGTGTGGCCCGTAAGCAGAAACGCGTGTACGATAAACTGACAATCGAGGAACGGGGATTCCTATTCTCCATGCTCCCATACCTCGAATGGGAAACGAACATTGTTGTGGGTGACGGCGTCATTGAGGAAAAGAATAAGCCTCTTAATTTCACAAAGATAGAAAAGGTAGCTGGCATCTCCAAACCAACGCGCATAAAGATTGTGGAGTCACTTGTGGAGAAAAAGGTGATCGGGTTTATCGAGGTCAGACGGAAGCGAGCAGCAGTTGTTGTTAATCCTCAATATGCATTGCGCGGAGTTAAACCGGATGATGCACTGAGACAGGTTTTTGATTTTGAACTTGATCTTGAAGAAGACGAAGAACCTGATTAGTTCAGCTGACTGCTTCGCCGCCAGAATATACTCTTTAGATAAACGGCGTACCCTGAAAACCCGAGAAACCGCACCACGACTGGGCTCATGGACATTTTTGAGTGGTAAAGGATTTTTACCTTTTTTGGCCTAAATGGTAAAGAAATTTTACCTTTTGTGAAAATGGGCATGAAAGCTTATGGGATAAGGGATTACGGCGTTTTTATGCCTTAACGAAGAGGTTGAAAGGGTTGGTAGTAGGAAAAACAGTGCGCCCGCCTAACGTTGCTCATGACCCCATAATCGACATTTCGGGCTAACAAAATATCATGTCATATTATTGTAATAATACGACGAGAATGATAATATGAACTTACTAATTATGCAGGTTTAGAGGTTCGCTATCTATAAAAAAACTTGTCGTATTATTGAGGTGATTGATATGATAGAGCTTTATTTGAGTAAGTTGGCTGCTCGGGGCAAAAGTGAAGCCACCATCAAGAACTATAAATCTCAGCTTTATTTGTTCCTCGATTGGCTTGAAAAGACTACCGGAAGCCGAGATCCGTTATCGATTACGTCTACGGATGCGGTAGAGTATCGACGCTACTTACAACAAAATGGTGCAAAGCCGGGGCCGATCAACACAAAGCTTGCAACAATCAAAGCATTTTGCGCGTGGCTTCATAAGGAAGGCCACTTGACCCATAATCCGGTTGCTGATGTTGAGAAGGTCGCCATGACGGCCCCACCGATTAAGTGGCTGGATAAGAACGAGGCGCACCGTGTAAAGCGTTCAGCAGAACACGAGAAGAACATTCGAAACAAAACGATCATTTGGACCCTTTTATTCGCCGGTCTCCGTGTCTCGGAGTTATGTGATTTAGAGCCGGAAGATATTATAACAACTGAAAGATCAGGGGAAATCATCGTTCGCCAAGGCAAGGGGAACAAATACCGCGAGGTGCCTATCCCGAAGGTCTTACGCGAATGCCTGAACCAGTATATAGATGCAAATAGGGATACGATGGGAGAATACCTTTTCGATTCCCAACGAGAGGAACGAATAACGCCGCGGGCAGTGCAGCACTTATGTGATAAAATTGGTAAAAATGCTAAGCTTGGTCGTAGACTTACGCCGCATATGTTACGCCATACATTTGGTCACGACTTGGTAAAGCGCGGTGTTTCGCTGCACATCGTTATGAAACTGATGGGGCATGCGAGTCTTGAGGCAACGAAGATTTACCTGGAGCCCGGGAAAGATGAATTGCAGGAAGCGGTTGAACTGCTGAATGATCGATAATGGGGTGCGATGAAATGAGCGAAAACACTGACACAATCAAACAACAAGAGTTAAAACGGATTGAGGGAGTTATTGAAGTCGGGCAGTTACAGTGCTTTTCAGCTAAAGAGGTCAAGTTTCTTCTGGAGTTACTGCAGGAAGAGAAGAAGAAGCATACTGCTACAATTTATGACCTTACTATTACACAATTGAAACTCGATAAGGCTTACCAACTTATCGAAGCGTATAGAAATCAAAGTTAAATGTTAGCTGAATCTTAGGCACTCCTCTACGGGGTGCTTTTTCTTTTGGAGGTGAACAGCGTGCCTAAGCAAGATACGCCTGATTTTGACGATGACTATATCAACGAACTGAAGTCACAGGGACCAGAGGAAGACGAACTTACCGCAACTGTGGCTGATCGGGACGAAGCCCTTGCCGAAGCTCGCATCCAAGCCGTGCAGCAGGACATAGCTGCTAAGAAGGCAATCCGATCAAAGACATACATCACTTCGGAAATCCCGGTACGTCCGTGCACGGCAGATTGTCCGCACCGCGGGGTATGCAAAGACTTTATTTCTGGCCGCGTAGAGGATAAGGACCTTTGCAAACCGGAGCTTCGCAAAATAAAGAAATGGCAGGTGGCGTTCCGGAAGGGCAATCTGGACGAATTAAAGGACGATGTCGGCGCCGTGGCTGGGGCTTTAGCGGTGCAACTGGTGCGGCTCCTGGAAGCAGTCAATACTGACGGTGCCGTAGTTGAGACGACTAAGTTCGTCGCCGGCCATTCCTATTCCGAGAAGATGGCGCACCCTGCACTGACGGCAGCCTCTAAGCTCGCTAAGGACCTCGGGATCGATCTTACCAACTTCCTGATGACGCCGAAAGCAGTCAAAGAGAACGGCCCGCAGGTGCAGGTAAACATCGGCATTTCACAGGACGAGGTTCACGCAAGATTTGCAGCGCGGTTTGCTAAACCGGATAAGGTTATTGATGTTGAGATATCGCCTACCAAAGGTGATGATTCATGACAAAGAAAAAACAGCAGGGCCCGACGATTATCACACCAAAGGATATTACATCTCAAACCCTGCTGGACGCATTGGCGACCGAGGCGGGGTATTTAGAGTTGCTGACTGAACCGGCGCTGCAGTTCGATGACTATCAACGGGACTTTCTAGAATCGGTCGATAGGTTCCAAGTTTATTTGAAGGGTCGGCAGCTCGGGTTCTCGTTTGTCTCAGCAGCACGCGCGCTTGCCCGCAGCCAGAACCTTGACGACTATACGTGTATCATAGCTTCGTACAAACAAGACGATTCAAAGGAGAAGATCCGATACGCGAAGCAAATATACGATTCGCTGCCCGATAACTACAAGAAACGCAAGCTGATCGATAACACTACTTCACTTGAATTCGTTAGCAAGTCAGGCCGGGATAGCACTGGTACGCGGATCATAGCTCAAGGTAAAGGGCCGATCCGGGGGAAAGGCTCAAACAACGTTCTTGACATCATCCTTGACGAGTTCGCATTCTTCGGCAGCTACGACGACATCGTATACACCTCGGCCGTTCCTGTGCTTACCCGGGTGAAGCATGGTAGCCTGACAGTCATCAGTACGCCGCTTGGGAAAGCCGGGAAGTTCTTCGACATCTGGGATGGAACAAAGAAATACAAGAACTACAAGCGGCGCGTGATATACTGGTGGGATTTCTCGTTGCTTTGCAAAGATGTGCCCCGAGCGCGTCGCGAAGCTGAGTCTATGCATACTCTTCAGCGGGTAGAGGAGTTCGGTACCGAGCAGTTGATCGAGCTTTTCAATGCAATGGACTTAGAAGCATTCCAACAGGAATTCGAGTGTGCCTTTATCGATGACAGCACGTCATATTTTCCTCTTGCAATGGTATATGCCTGTGTAATGGACGATGAAGGGGAAGGATTGTCAGAGCAGGATAAGCTAGCGGCCAGCGATTTCAAGGAGTTGCGAGAAAAGGCCATCGGTTCTCTCGGTGGCGGGTACGACGTTGGCCGGCGGAAAGATGCTTCGGAGTTGGTCAGCCTGGATGATACCGGGAACGGTAAAATTCTTCGGCTCATGGCGACTTATAAACAATCGGACTTTGACCTGCAGGAGAAAGAGGTCAGCAGGTTCCTCGAAGTGGCGAAGCCGATACGACTCTGCATAGATGAAACAGGGCTCGGTATGGACTTGGCGGAACGGTTGAAAAAGAAGTATTCCGGACAAGTGGAGCCGATACCGTTCACGAACGCCACGAAAGAAGCCATGGCAATTGCGCTGCATAAGGAGTTCGAACGCGGCCGTAGCGGCATCTTGATACCAAACGACCGTGACCTAATCAGTCAGATCGTTGCAATTAAACGGGAAGTAACCAGTACCGGGGCCTTCCGGTATGCGGTTGAACGAAACGAGAAACATCACGGGGACAAATTTTGGGCTTTGGCTCTTTCCAACCACGCTTTGAGTAAAGGAGCTACTAAACCCGTGGGCTTTTCTATTAGGGCAGACATATCATCAGTATTTGGAGGGGAGGTGACGGAACTATATGGCGGGATTTATCACTAAGATGACAAACACACTGCTGGATTTCTTCGGCCGCCGGCATCTCACATTAAACGAACCGAATCAAACAGACGCAGGACGCAACAATGACAGCATGCCGACGGTCAGCTACGCAGAGTCACCGAGCCTGTATGTGTTCGAGCAGTTCAAAGTGGCCACGGATCGGATCAGTACGATTCGAGAAGTCAACCAACTGGTAAAGACGGATCTCCGGTTCAAGATGACAAATAACCGGCTTGCTGCTGATGCGACCCGGGGAGGATTCCGCATCATTGTATCAGGCAGTGACGCAGACCGCGCGCGGCTAAAGAGTCAGGGCAAGGCTCTCAAGCGACTCACTCCCGGCGCCAACATTGCGCAGCAGGTCATTGATGACTTTTTGGCGCGTACGAAGCTGCAGTCCAAGTCAAAGGAGCACGCCCGGGTATTGCCGCGGGATGGCGACCTTTTTCTGAACCCGATCGTTGATTTGTCGGCCGGACTTGTTTTGGACATCCGACGGGCTCCGGCTTTGACCATCAAACGGAATAGCGACGAGTTTGGGGAGTTCCCGGACATCGAGCGGGCCTTCTCACAAATCGATCCACGGACACAAGTTAACAGCCTGTTAGAGATCGGGCCTCCGAGTATGTCACGTACGGACTTCGCACTCTTCCAAATGAATCATATCCGCTGGATGGAAGAAGAAACGGAGATGTACGGCACGAGTCACTATGCGAGTGCCAGAGCAACGTATTTGATACTCAACAAGATGGAGATTGCCTCTGCAATACGGCGAGAGTTCCGTAGCGTGCAGAAATTTAACCATAAGCTACCGGAGGGAACGCAGGAGAAAGACGCACTCGAGTACATGCGTTTGGTCGGGCTGATCGACAAGCTTGGAAAACCTACCCGGAACGCGCATTTGCTTTCCGACTTCGTTGGTACCGCTGACGTGAAGGTCTTGAATGGCGACGAGAATTTAGACCAAATGGGCGACATCAAGTATTTCGAGGACCTGCTTTGGTTGAACCTGGGCGTTCCTAAGGCGATTCTGACGGCCGGGCAGGATATCAACAGAGATATTCTCAAGGTGCAGTACCCGCACTATCTCGAAACACTCGAAGATATCACAGACCTGCTTGAATATGGGGACACAGGGACCTTTTCAGGATACAGGGCGCTTGTCGATCTCCAACTGCTACTTGCGGGCATAAATCCGGACTCAATGAAATACGACATCGTTTGGTCGGATAAGAGCGCAGATTCACCAGCCGAAAGACTCGAACGTACGCAGCAGGCGCTTGGAAAGGGTGGAGGAAAAAAGCTCATTACCCTCGAAAAAGCCATCCAGGAGATCGCCGACGACTTCGATATCGAGGACCCGGCCGAGATGGCAGCACAGCTTGAGGAAGAAGAGCGTCAAAACCGCCTCGAATTTGCCCGTACACAGACGAACAAGAGTTCTGACGAACGTCCGGTCTCGGGAGACGAGAAAACTCCTGAGAATGGCGCACAGGCCGTCACGGACGTTGTTCAAGAGGATAGACCCGGGTTCGATGCCATAGAAGACGAAGCGAAGGATACTAACCTTCGTTTTTTTGATGCCGTTTATCGAAGGATGGTGAATGCGGAAGAGGCCGTAATCGATGCCGAAGAGGATGGCAGGTCGGTAGATGTTAACGAGGTCATGGAAGTCTTCGAAGAAGCATGGAACGCCGAAGAGGGCAACTATCGTGTAGGCATCGTCAAACAGATGACTAAAACAGGAATGATGGGTGCCGAGCGAGCTGTGCAACTGGTCATGGATTTTGACCGTGGCAAAGTAGTTGACCCTACAGGCCCGGAAACAGGCGTCGGAGTGAAGATGAAGATCGTCAAGAAAGACATTCACGATGACTTGTTAGAGGCATCCGGCGAGCATATAAAAGGCATCAAAGAGACAACGAGAATTAAGGTCCAAGCACAGTCTGCTAAAGCTTTCGAGGAGAACCTTGGCTGGCGCGAACTTATGATTCAACTCAAACCTGTAATCGTTGATGCAACGAGAGCGGCAACGATTGCTATAACTGAACTCTCATGGGCGTACGTACGCGGGGAAAAGCGGATATATCGAGATGCGGGGTTTGAGAAAGTGCAGTTGAACGAAATAATCGACATGAAAACCTGCCCTAAATGCCGGGTGCGTAACGGTAAAATTGTTCCGATTGATAGCCCCGAGGCGGACTTGGCACATCCAAGGTGTCGTGTTTCCTTGTTACCCGCATAATCAAGGAGAAAGAGGCGTCTGTGATGAGCAAAAAATACTACTGGATTCCTGTGTTGACGCAGGCATCAAGTTTAGTACCGCTCTATCTAAACCATGTCGATGTGGCGATCTATATGATGCTTGTTGCTATTTTTTTAAGACTTGAAAGGCGGCGGAGCACATGACATTAACCGAAATTGTAAGTCAAATTGAATCCTGCGGCTATACGTGTGAGGCTGGTCCACTTGAGAATAACGTCGCATTCCAGGCGCTCAAGGAACGGAGCCAGTTCAAAGGTTTGACCGTTGAGGTTAAAATGACGGATTTGGACGTTTTCCAGAAATTACTTGAAATCATACTTCATATTGCTCAAAACACAACTGATGATAACACAAAGGAATTCATAGCTATTGAAGCAGCACCTATCCTTCGAAAGGCGGTGATGGCTAAGACACCGACGGTTTGATACTAAACGAAGGGAGGGCTAAGGGTGAATAAAACCCTAAGAGAACTTGATTTACAACTTTTCGGCGGTATCGGCTTTACCGCTGGCGATGACGAGCCGGTTAAAGATGCGCTTTCCGACGATCCGAGGATGAAGCAGATTCTTGACGCTACAAGCGCAATAACGTTACTCGCGATCAAAAAGCAGCTGGCAAATGAGCCGCTATCTGAAATCGATCGGCAGATTTATTATGAAGCCATTGAAGCTAAATGCCGGACAGAATTTGGTTATTACGATGTTGAATACGCGGCCAAGCAAGAGGAAGAGGCGACGAAATCACCTGTAGGCTTCCAAGTCAACAGCGCCACTGTAACCGTAACGACGGATTCGGTGGAACCGAGTTTCGCAGTCATCACGGATTCGGCCGGTGAAGCGATGGACATCTGCCTTTCTAAAGCCGTTGCAATCACCGACGCCGAAGGTAAATCGGCCGGTTGGTATAAGCAGCCTGTTTCCCGGGTCGATGCGATCAACGGCAATAACCGGATCTATCCGCGACCTGTCTATCAGCCCACACTTGACGCACTGAAGCAAGCAGGCTTCCCATATGCCGGAGAGCACCCACATCCACCCACTATGAAGGGTTTGGATGGCCGGGTGCTTTTTGATTCCAAGGTGCCAAATCAAGCGGTAAAGTTTCGACATGCGGAGATCGACGCATCCGGTGTCGTTTGGGCCGAGTACAAGCCTCTTGATACAGATATGGGGCGCCAAGTTCAGGCTATGCTTGATGCTGGTTTACCGATCGGTTTCAGCAACCGAATGACCGGGCAGATGGTTCCAACCACCGTTGAAGGCCGGAAAGTCAATGTCGCCAAGTCCCTAAATCTTTACACATGGGACGTTGTGCTGAACCCGGCCGAGCCTGATGCATTCACAACGCCGTTACCGCTGACGGATTCCGCGGTAACCGAGATCTTAGATTCTATCAGCCAAAAGGGAGATGATCCGAAAATGAGTTTTCTTTCAATGACACTTGAGCAGCTGAGAGCGTGGAAAGTCGGCAACCCCGGACACGCAGAGATGGCAATGTGTGATGCTGCAATCGCCGTAAAGGAAAAAGAAGTAGCCCTAACCGACGAGTTGGAGCAAATGAAGAAACGGGAAGAAGAGCGCCAGCGTGCGGAAGAAGCAGCGCAGAAGAAGCAGGCAGCTCAAGCAGCGCTTACTGACGCTGTGAATGCTCTGCCTTACGATAACAACGTTAAAGCGGCCATTTTGAAGAAAGGCGAAGCTATCACTGATTCCGCGGCCGTAGAGAGCTTTATCGAAGGCGAGAAAACAATCGTTGATGCGTTCGCCGTAGGAACAAAGCTAGCAGGATTGGGTGTTAAAAATCAAGGAGGAGGTCAAGCAGCGGTGATCGATTCAAGCATTCAAGTGACAGGCAATCCTGAACCGTGGAAACCAATCGTGGACAATCTGCAAGATGCTTTCGATGACCGTTATCGTGAACTAGACCGAAATTTCCGTGTCGATAATAAAATGCGTGAAGCAAACAATGCCATCCTAAACCGAGTAATCAAAAAGCTTGAACGTGAAAGAAACGAGCAGCATTCTAAATTCATGCACTCCTTAACAGATGCAGCCCAATCCATCCAGGACGGCGTAATCACTGACTCCGCTCTGTCCGGCACTGGTGATTTTGCGCAGGCGCCTATCATTTCCCTTGCATTCATGTATCAGGCTTGGCAGGATTTGCGATTCTTGCAACTAGTCATGACAGAAACATTCAATGGTACCACATACAAAATTCCTGTAGAGTTCCAATCGAATGATCTGTTTACACAAGATGATTTTGTGGTAGGGGAATTCGAAGGTATCCCGACAGAGGGCGTAAACACCTTTTTCCTCGAATTTGGTGCTGAATGGCTGAAGCGCGGTACTGTCATCTCCAAAGAAGCACAGGTCGAAATGCAAACCGGACCATTTCGGTACGATGTGGTGGCACGAAATCTGGCCAGTCTTTCGATGCGGCTTAACCGTGTGATCGACCAAAAACTAAGCTTGGAAATGCTCAATGTCTCGGATGAATATGAGGCGAAGATGGTTGCAAATGAAGCTGTGGCGGCGGCTGAAATGATCGCAGCAACGCCGGGATCGAACGT